GACGCGATCCGCGAGTGCATCGGTCCGATGTCGACCGCGCAGCCAGAACATTGGGGCGTGGATCTCGCAAAGTCGCACGACTTCACGGTGGCCGTCGGCCTCGACAGGGACGGCTGCGTCTGCCGGCTGGAGCGGTGGCAGTCGCCGTGGTCCGTCACGCGCGAGCGCCTCGCGCGCATGCTCGGCCAGTCGCCTGCGCTCATCGACTCGACAGGTGTCGGCGACCCGATCGTCGAGGACCTCCGCAAGGTCTGCCGGCGCGCCGAGGGCTTCAAGTTCACGGCGCAGACGAAGCAACAGCTGATGGAGGGACTCCAGATTGCGATCCAGTCGCGCGAGATCCGCTACCCGGACGGCTGGCTGCGCGGGGAACTGGAGGCCTTTGGTTTCCGATACTCCGTGAGGAGCGTCTCCTACGAGGCGACGGTCGGCCATGACGACGGTGTCTGCGCGCTCGCGCTGGCCGTCCAGTCGAGGCGCTCGTCGCGGCCGCTCGTCCTGAAGGTCATATGAATCTCCTCGCACGAATCAAGGCCGCCTTCTCCTCCGACAAGTTCATCCAGTCCTCGATGCACATCATGCAGGGAGGATCTGGCGAAGGCGGCAAGCGCCAGGCGTTCAGCCCGACGGTGGCCGTCAACGCGTACCGATCGTGGATCTACGCGGCCGCCAACCTGAACGCAGTCGCCGTCGCGTCGAGCCCGCTTCGCCTCTATGTGAAGCGCCGAAACGGGACGAAGCTCTGGCAGACGCGCAGGACCGACCGCAGGACGAAGGCGTACCTTGCCGGCGATTCCGCGCAGCGTCCGAGCGTCTACGCGATGCGGAAGGCAGCGGAGTACGGCGACGACTACGAGGTCGTGACCGACTCGCACCCCGTCCTTGAGCTGCTCTCGAAGGTCAACCCGTACCAGAACGGCTTCGACCTTGCGGTCCTCCGCGTCCTGTACGGCGAGCTGACGGGCAACGCGTACCTTCATCCGGTCATCGACCAGCGTCTCGGCATCCCGACCGAACTGTGGGTCATGCCGTCGCAGTACACGGAGATTGTGCCAGGCAAGGAGAAGTTCATCGACGGCTATCTCTACGGAGCAAGCCGCGAGCAGCGCCGCTTCTTCGCAGAGGACGAGGTCATCCACTTCAAGCGTCCGAATCCCGCGGACCTGTACTACGGCATCGGAAAGCTCGAGGCCGCGTGGGGTGTCGCCATGATGAACATGGCCGCGCACGAGATGGACCTCGGCTTCTTCGAGAACAAGGCGCGACCCGACTACCTGCTCACGATCAAGACCGCCGCGCATCCCGACGAGATCGAGCGGCTAGAGGCGCAGATCGACGAGAAGCTCCGAGGCGCACGCCGCACGGGCCGCTTCCTGACCGCGACCGCGGACATAGATGTCAAGCCTCTCTCCTTCGCTCCGAAGGACCTCGCGGGACGCGACGAGGTCGTCGAGGAGATCGCCGCGATCTTCGGCGTGCCCGTCTCGATGCTCAAGGCAAACGACCCGAACCTCGCAAGCGCGACGGCCGGATACGCGATGTGGCGCGAGACGACGGTCCTGCCGCTCCTTCGCATGGACGAGGAGGTGCTGAACCAGAAGCTCCTGCCGCTCTTCGGCATCGAGGAGGACGCGTTCCTTGCCTACGACAACCCTGTGCCATCGGACCGCGTGTACGAGCTTCAGGCGCGTCAGGCCGGCGTGGCTGGCGGCTGGCGCACCGCGAACGAGGCGCGCGCTGAGGAGGGTCAGGAGCCCGTCGATGATCCGATGGCTGACCGCCTTCTGGTTGGCGGGTCTCCGCTTGGAGGTCCTCCTGCTCCACCTGCGCCGCAGGGAGTTCCGTTCGGCGCTGCGTCCGTCGAAGCCGTCGAGGCTCCATCCGCCGAGCTGCCGCAGCCAGAGACGAAGGACGCGCTGTCCGACTGCGTCTCGGAGAAGATCCCGACGCTGATCGAGGAAGGCTATGACCGCGACCAGGCCGTCGCCATCGCGTACTCGATGTGCAGCGAGGGCAAGTCGCTCGAGGCCGTGCTGTCGGAGCGCGCTCCGTCGGCCGAGACGAAGGCGATCTCCGACATCGACACGAAGCCGCCGAAGACCGTAGCCGACAACGCGCGCCGCGCGCTTGAGGTCCGCGCCGGCAAGCCCGAGTCTGAGCGCGGCATGACGGCCGTCGGCCTCGCGCGCGCGCGTGACCTTGCGAACCGCGTCAGCCTCTCGGAGGACACGATCCGCCGCATGCTCGCGTACTTCGAGCGCCACCAGTCCGACAAGGAAGGCTCGACCTGGGACGAGCAGGGCAAGGGCTGGCAGGCGTGGAACGGCTGGGGGGGCGACGACGGCTGGACATGGGCTCGGCGCAAGGTCGAGGAGTTCAACCGCGAGCGCGAGCGTAAGGCCGCGCGCAAGTCCGTCGGCAAGAAGTGCGGATGCGGCTGCGACGACATGGAGCCGACGGCGGAACTCTTTGCGAAGATCGTCTCCGAGCTTGAGTTCGAGGAAGACGACGACATCGAGTCGAAGAACTGCGGAACCGGCTCCGAAGGCTTTGAGGAAGGCAACACCTGCGGAGGTGGCTCAGGCGGTGGTGGCGGCGGCGGATCTTCCAAACCAGCCGCAGAGAAGCCGGCATCAGAGAAGCCTTCCAAGCCATCGAAGCCGAAGAAGCCGAAGGCAGGTAAGCCAGAGAAGGGCAAGCCGCCGGCTGACGGCATGTCGAGCCCGAAGCCGCACTCGGTCGACATCCCGTCGAATCCGCGCACGATCGGGATCGACCAGGCCGAGAGCGCGTTCCGCGCGATGGGCTACGAGATGACATCTTGGAAGCCGTCCGCGTCTGGCACGACCGTCTCGCTGAAGGATCCCGCGGGCAAGGAAACGAAGCTGCCTGTACATGAGGCGATCAACCTCATCTATGCGAACAGCAACGACCCGAAGGCGAATGCGGCTCCCGCGCTCAAGCCGCGCAAGTCCGCCGACCGTTCGGCCATCTCGCAAAAGGCCATCTGGGACGAGGCCGCGCCGGCGTTCGGCGGCATCCTGACGAAGGCAAGCCGCGAGGACGCTGAGGACGAGTTCGAGGACATCACGGACGAGGAGCGTGAGATCGCGTCGTCCGTCTCGAAGGTGCTCGATCGTCAGGCGCAGAAGGTCATAGAGAAGATCAACGCGGCAGGCGCACCGACGGCGGAGCTCGTGACCGAGGTCGAGACGCTGCTGAAGTCGTCGCGCTGGAACGAGCAGCTCGTGAGCGCGCTCCGTCCGTACCTTCAGAACGCGCTCGAAAGCGGCATCGGACTCGGCATCGACACGGTGCAGAAGATCGCCACATCCGCGCCGAACTTCACGCCGATCCGCGAGGACCTCAAGGCATACGCGCAGTCCGAGTCCGTGCGTCTCGCCCGCCGTGCGGCGACTGGCGTGAACCGCTACACATCGGTGCGCGTCGGCGAGATCCTCGGCGACGGCATCGCGGAAGGCGAGACGGTCGAGCAGCTGGCGGGACGCGTTCGTGAATGGGCCGGCGAGAAGGGCGATGCCGCGCGTGCGACCCGCAAGCGCGCGCTGACGATCGCGCGCACCGAGGCGCAGCGCGCGAGCCGCGCGGCCGAGGTCGAGGCGTGGAAGGCGACTGGCATCGTCGAGGGCAAGACCTGGCTGCTTGCGCCTGATCCCTGCGAGTTCTGCGAGGCCGCGTCGAAGTCTTTCTCCGACAACGCCGTCTCGATCGAGGAGCCGTTCTACCAGAAGGGCGAGGAGCTCGAGGGAGCCGACGGCGGCAAGCTGACGCTCGACTACGAGGCCGTGGACGGTCCTCCGCTCCATCCGAACTGCCGATGCTCTCTCCAGCCGCGGCTCATCGACGACTACGAGAACCTGTTCCGCGAACTCGACGCGGAGCTCGAGGCCAAGGAAGCAGACGAATGAACGCAGAGACCATCCAGCGCAAGGCGCTCACCGCAGAGGTCGTCCCGACGGCGAAGGGCTTCTCGGCTGTCATCACCGCCGAAACGCTCGACCGAGACGGCGAGGTTCTGATCCCCGCGGGCATGAACGCGACCGAGTTCGAGAAGAACCCTGTCCTCTTCTGGAACCACGAGTACGACAAGCCCGTCGGCAAGTCGACGGGACTGAAGCGCAGGGAGCGCGACATCGTCGGCGAGTTCGTCTTCGCCAAGCGTCCAGACGGATACGCGGGCGAGTTCTTTCCAGAGGTCGCCGCGGCGCTCGTCGGGCAGGGCATCGTCAGCGCCGTCTCCGTCGGCTATGTGCCAGAGCCTGGTGGCGTTCGCGCGGCATCGCCTGTCGATCGCAAGAAGTACGGCGACACCGTGCAGACCGTCTTCTCTCGCTGGAAGCTGCTCGAAGTCTCGCTCGCGCCGCTCCAGGCGAATCCCGACGCGCTCATCACGGCAGTCAAGAAGGGCATCGTCTCTCCTGTCGCCGCGAAGAAGTGGTTCGGCATCGAGTCTCCGCGCCGCGTGATCGTGACCGTGCCGATGCCGGCCGCTCCCTCAATCGCGCGGAAGTCTGCGCCGATGGATCTGACCGAGACCGTGCGTGTCGAGATCGCTCGACGCAAGGGCTCGATCTATCTCTGATCCTGCGGCGAGACCTACGGCGCGTTGCCTGCAAGTCCGTCTTGGTGGAAGGAGACCGATCCGTCTAACGGAGGCTCTGCCACATGCAGACCATGAACCTCGACAAGTTCCGCGATGCGCTCTCGCGCGCCGCGGGCCTCAAGGGCGAAGCAGGGATGATCGCCCAGAAGAAGCTCATCCTCGACAGCTACATGATCGTCGATGCCGAAGGCATGGCGATCGACCCCGAGACCATCGATGTCCACCTGATGCCTGCCGCGCCTGCCGCGGAGGCTGAGGTCGAGACCGACGCGGAGAATCCGCAGGAGAACGAAATGGAAGACATGAAGAAGACCGTGCGCGCCGAGATCGCCGCGCAGATCGGCCAGAAGACCGTCGTCACCGCCGGCGCGCCCGTCGCTCCGTGGGACACCGCCAAGATGCACAAGGTCCTGAAGAACTTCACCTCGAAGCAGAAGGCTTTCGAGTTCGGTTCGTGGGTCCTCGGCGCTCTCGGCCACCGCAAGTCGGCCGAGTTCTGCAAGAACAACGGCCTTGAGATCCGCACGAAGGCGCACCTCGAGGGCACGAACAGCCTCGGCGGCTTCCTCGTCCCCGAGCCCCTCGAGGCCGAGCTCATCATCGTCCGCGAGCAGTACGGCGTGTTCCGCCGCAACGCGCGCGTCTGGGGCATGACCGCCGACACGCTTCGCATTCCGAAGCGCAGCGCGGGCCTCACGGCCTACTTCGTCGGTGAGGCGAACGCCGTCACCGAGTCGACGCAGACCTTCGACAGCATCAACCTGGTCGCGAAGAAGCTCGGAGTTCTCTCGAGCGTGTCGACCGAACTGCTCGAGGACAGCGTGATCTCGATCGCCGACGACCTCGCCGGCGAGATCGCGTACGCGTTCTCGCAGAAGGAAGACGACTGCGGATTCAACGGAG